ATCTAAAATGCTAAGGTTTTTATCAAGCCCAGTTCTTTTATCTGCAAATTTAATTCGTGTTACTCCTGCACCATTTGTAGCTCCAGGACCTCCTAAATATGATAATACAGCATCTCCAGCAACATAACTTATAGCTTTATTAATAATACCACTTACCCCCTGACTTGTATTACCATTTGGGTTTAAATTATATCCAATGTTTCCTGGGAGTCTTATTTTTTTACTATTTACAATAGCATCTTGTAATAAAACTAATCTATTTAGTTTATTCCATTCATCTTCAGATTTTTGAACTTTTAAATGTTCATCATATGTTGTAGAAAATGTAAATGGGTTAAGAGTAATTGATGGGGGTTGATTTAAAGTATTAAAATGAAATCCTTGAAACCCATATTGAGCTTGTTCTAATGTGTTAGATATAGCATAAGATCCTTGATTTGGAGCTATAAAAGATGACATTTCCGTAGCAACGGACATCCTAGATAATATGTTTGTTTTAGCAGCAAAAGAATTAAAATTCTTTTCATCACCTATAAGTAATTGAGTTAGTGATGATACACCATTATCTGCTAAATTATAAGCTAAAGTTCCTCCTCGTATTTTAAAATCAGGACTTAATGTGAGTTTTTGTGTTTCTTCTTTTAAAGAACCATTTTTATTAACATACTGAGTTACCTCATTAGTATCACCTAAAGGAATTTGCCTTTGGATATAAGGTTGATTACTTGAACCACCCCCAGGTCTATCCAACCCATACTTAAGAGATTTTAAGTCAGTTTTTAATGTTACTAAAGGCATTTATTAGAAAGATTTACCTTCAGGAGCATTATTTTTATAAGTACCTTTTGAAAAAGTATCATTAATAGGATTAATTCCCTTAGCAGCATTAGCTGATGTTGGGTTTACTCCATTTAAATCAAAAGATGACGGGGTAGTAAACGGAACATTAAGTTGTGGTTTACCTACTATTGAATACTGGAAATGTAATTTAGAATTTTGTAATGATGCAAAATTATTTGGGGTTGGACCACCATTCAAATTAGAATAAACTGATTTGTCTTTGTTTAGTTTATCAATAAGTGCCATAGTTTTAAGTTTTTAAAAGTTTATTGTTTTATTATAAATATTATCTTATTCTAGAAGAATTCATAACTACTGCTTTACCCACTTTAGAACCATCTATATGGATATCACCCCCTTTTTCTACTAACATTACTAATTTTTCAAGTAATTTAATTACATATTGTTGTTCTTTTGAATTACCACCTAATAACTTAGTACCTCCTACAATAATATCATCTGCTCTAAATTTTTGAACAGGCATTCCAGGACGAGAAATAAAGTCAGCAGCAACTTCTTCACCACCTAGTGCTCTTGCTAATGGTGGTGCTAAAGCTTCTTGAATTGGTTTTGATTCTCCAATATATTGACCAGCTAAAGAACCTAAAGTTCCTCCAGCAAATGTTCCTATAGGACCAAGAACAGAACCAGCAACTGATCCTAAAACACTTCCAATAGCTCCTGAAGCTGAGGGAATTATTTTTTTTGCTTTATCTAAAGGTCTTAAACTAGAATCTGTTAAAATAGAAGCAAGATCTGCGGCCCCAAGTAAAACACTCATTAAACCTCCACCTTTAACAGCTTTTCCTATAAATTTAGCTGCTTTTCCTAATAATCCATTTTTTAATAATGATGCTGGGTTTAATTTTGAAGCAACATTTACTATGCTTTTTCCAGCAGATTTTAATCCACCAAAAACTTTACTTCCTACACCCTTTAAAAATCCACCGGCTGTACTTCCAGCAGATTTTAATCCACCTAAAGCTTTACTCCCCATACCCTTTAAAAATCCACCAGCTTTACTAAAAAATCCTCCAAACATGTTACCTAATTTAGGCATTAAACCCGAAAACATGTTCATAATTTTAGGTCCTAAACCTTTTAAAAACCCACCAAACACTCCTAGTTTAGGGACTAATTTACCAAGTACACCCCCAAATTTACCAAAACGACCTGTTAGTTTTGAAAATGAACTACCAAATTTGTTTAAGCCTTTACTAAATTTACTTTTTCCTTTTAAATCTACATTAATTTCACCTTTTTTCTCAAATGCAGATGCTATAGAATCACCTAAGGCATTTGAATTTACATCTTGTACATACATTGCAGTGCTTGGACTACTACCATCTTTTTTCTTACCCATACCAAGGGCATTCATGAACTTATCTCCCCCAGGTATTTTTTCTATAAGACTCGTACCAAGTTTTTTTATGGGGTCAAGTAATCCTATAGTGTCTAATCCTTTAAAAGTTATAACACCAACACCTAATACTTTAGCAATCAATTTAAACCATTCATTGTTTTTCATAAAATCAATAAGACCTTGAATTTTATCAAAAAAATTATCTATAGCTCTAGGTAATGTTTTATCAAAAAATTCTTTACCCGCAGGAGAATTAAACCAATCCATAAATGGTTTAAGAACATTTTTATCAAGTAAATCAAAAAGATGACCTTTAATTTTATTCCATATTCCTTCAAGTTTTTCCATTACGGGTGCTAACCTATTATAATATTTCATTGAATCTGCTTGAGCTGCTCTTTGTCGAGCTGCTTCTTTTTCAGATGCTGACATACCAGATTTCATAGCTGCTTGGCCATCTTTTTGACCATCAACTAAATCCCCTTGTAATGAAACATTTTCTTTTTGTTTAACCAACATACCAGCCATTTCATCTCTGCTCATACCGATTGCTTTAGCCATAGCTTCTTGTTGGACAACATTCATTTGTTGAAATTCTTGAAGACCACCTGCTTGTTCTATTAATAATTTAGCTGCTTCTTCAGATTTACCTTGTAATGCTAATTCTCTTGCTTTTTCTAAGTTTAACTGTTTACCAGTTAATAATTCAGCTTCCATTTCAGCCGCAATAGAATCTTCAAAATTTAATAATCCCTTAGCCATGTCTTCCATTTTCTTCATTTCAACCCCTAATTTTTTAGACATAGCAACTGTTTTTACTAATGCTTTTTCTTGACCCGCAAATCTTATTTTTACAGTATCCGAAACATTTGATACCTCTTCTAAGAGGCCTTTCATGCTGGTTGATAATTTTAAGTTTTTAATTTGTTGTAAAGCAGTATCAGACATATTTTTAACTACTTTACCAGCATTGTCTCCAGATAATTTTGAAAATTTATAAAATTTAGATAAAGATTCAGCAGACATTCCTGCATAAATGTTTAACTGAACAAATTGTTTTAATATATTAGGTGCTATTTTTTCTGTAGATCCTAAAGCTTTATAAATTGAACCTACTGAGGCTGCTGATGCTTCAAAACTAGGACCCGCTCCGGCTACTGCACCTGCTAATTTACCGGCAGCACCTTCAGCTAAACCTAAATCACGAGAAAGATTAGTTACAGCATCTGCTATAGGTATTACAGCTTGTCTACCTTCTTCTGCTTTTTCTTTAACATGACCAAACAATTTAGTAATACCCCCAATAGCCACAGTTATTAGATTAAGGGGATTTAAAAATCCCCAAGCTGATTTTAGTAAACTTCCAAACCCAGCTCCTAATATTTTTAAACGGCCTGTAAGACCTGCTGTTTTATTACCTCCTTCAGTTACTTTATCTGCCATTTCTTTGGCTTTATCTCTGGCTTCACCAAACATATCACCAATTCCACTTAATCCTATTTTACCTAAAAGTCCTTCTATACCACCTAAAGCTAAACCAGTAAGACCCATAGATTTTTCTACGTTTTTTTGTCGTCTTGCTTGTTCAGAAATTGCCTCATTAGTTTTAGTTACAAGGTCTTCTTGTTCTCTTAATTGAGCATTTATTTTATCAAGATATTCTATTTCTTGTGCTGATGCTTGTCCACTTTCACGTTTTATTGTTAAAAGTTCTCTATTTCTTTGAAGTTCAGCTGCAGCTGCTTTTGCTTTATCTCCTAACTTTTTTAATTCTCTAGAACTCATATCTGTGAGTCCTTCTTGAACATTAGCAACTTGTCTAGAAATATCCCTAAGTGTATTTAAAGATTTATTAGATTGTCTTATAGCTTCACTAGTTTTTGTAACTGCACCTATAACTTTAGTCCAATCTTGTACTATATATCCTACATCTTCTCCAAATCCTTCTGTTTGTTCTCTTAAGGTACCCAAAAGAGCTTCAGCAGTTTCTAAATTACCAATGTCGGCTATTTTAACTGGATCTTTTTTTAATTTGGCTTTTTCTTTATTAATTTTTTGTAATAAATCATAAAGTTGTTGGGCTTCATTTGTAGCCTTCTTATTATCTTTATCTTCAGCCATTTTTAAATACTAGTATATATATTATAAATATTTAAAATTTACTTTTTTGACATATTAGTTACGTAAGATGGTGGTTGAACCACGTTATTTTTAGCTAATAAACTTTTATCAGGATTAGCTAAATCTATATTATAAGACTTAGAATTACCAGATGAACTACTAGAATTTTCTTTGTTTTGACGTTCATAAAAATCATTTATTTGATCTAAAGTAAAATGTCTTAACCACATTGGCATATTGTATACAGTTTCAAATGTATACCCACCTTTACCATGAAATATTATATCATGGATTTGAATAAATAACTGTTTTCGGTATTGGGCGCAATAATCAGATGTCAGGGAAAAAAAAGTTTACCCCTAAAGGCAATGATATAGTTATAGATCTATCTTCTATTTCTATTGGAACCTCCATATCAATGTCAGGTTGCATTTCTTTTACATAATCCCTAAGAGCTCTTGAATCACGAGCTAATAAACTATTATCTACAAATTCCCTAATAGTTTTAGATGTTCTATCACCATTAATAGATGTTATAAGATATTTTAAACGAGTAGTTAATTCGTTTGATGCATTCTTATTTATTTTTTTAAGGCCTTTTAATTCATTTTCAATTTTCTTTTCAACATGACCATCAAAAATTTTAAATGTAACTTCATTACCTGAATGAGGTAATGTAAAATTAAATTCATTTATACCTTTAGTATATAAAGATTCATCAAATACTTTATGTTCTAATGTAGTTAAATCAATAACATGAGTTTCACCGGCATAATCAAATTCATAATTTTTACCATAACCCAAAATACGAGCTGCAATTAAAATTGCATTTTTATCACCTGTAATAAGATCATTATAATCAACTTTTGTAACTATTAAAGATTGAAGTAATTTATCAATCATTGTACCGTTTTGAATATAGTTTTGATTTGTTAAAATATCTTCTTCTCTAGCTGTCATATATTTCATTTCAATCTTACCACTAGATAAAGGATGTCCTTCAGGATAAACTAAACCTTTTGAGGGCAAATCAATTGTTTCTGTTGGAAACAAATATTTTGGAGCTTCTTGAGGAGTTGGTGATTGTTGAGATATAACTGATTGATTTTGTATTTGGTTTTCCATAATTCTTATTTAAAATAACTTTATTGTCTATAATACATATACGAGATAAAAAAGAGCTTGACAAAAGCCAAGCTCTCTTTATATTTTTATGAGACGTATTTTAGAAGTTTAATACGCAGTAATCCATTCCAATACCCATTGTAAGGTTTTGGGCTGCTGCTTCGTTATCCCAGTTGTATTCACCAAATTCTGCTGATTTGATAAATGCACCTTTAATAATCCATTCACTTACTACATCACCTACAGGACCTAGTACATTAAGTCTAAGATCTTTCTTGTAAAAATCAGAATAACCATCACGGCCTGTTACTGATTCGTGGTGTAAACGTACCCATTCCATTAATGCTTGAGCACCGGAAGGAGTGATAGGATCAAAAAGTGTAAGGGATAAATCGTTCCATTTTAATTTACCTTTTATTTTACGGTAAACGTTTATATGGTTAAGAACGATTTCTTCTTGTGAGAACCCCATACCACTTACAGCTTTTATGATATAGCTAGGAAAACCATCTACATACATAATAAATCTATTTTGTTGCTTTGGTTCAAAAGCTGTAAAAAACATCGAGTTTGGATCTAATACTGCCATTTTATATCTATTGTTTTATTTTTTTATTCATTTATAAATATTACTCCTCTAAATTCTTATGCTGGGAAAGTAGCTCCGGTTGGAAGAATGTTAAAGTCTAAGTAAATAAATTCAGCGGTTTTAGTTGGTTGAATGTATATCGCACCTACTAACTGATTTCTATCAATTACATCAGCTGTATTGTTTGAATCATCCATTACAACTTTAAACGCATATAAGCCTTGTCTTTGTTGTACTGATTCAAGGTATGGTTGAACTTGGCCTAAAAATTGATTTCTTGTAGCTGCTGTATTGTTTTCAAATACTAAAGTATTAGCTATCTGAGAAATATATGATTTAAGTTCAATTAACAAACGACGAACGTTTACACGATCAAGAGCAGAAGCTTTAGTTTGTAATGTTTTCTGACCAAATACTACAACACCAGTTCCTGGGAAGGTAGCAATTGGATTAACTTTACCTACATACAAAGTATCTCTATCAGTTTGAGGTACTTTTCTTTCAGCTTGTCTTACCATACTTAATCCACCACGGTTAATACCTGCTGGTGCAAACCAAGCTTCTGAAGTTTGGTCGTTATTAGCATATACACCAGGTATTAAAGTAGAGGCAGGAACCCATACTAAAGCGCCAGTAGTAGGATCAGTTACTTGTAACCAAGGCCAATATGCAGCTGCATATGAAGTATTTAAACTAGCAGCTTGGCCTGTGGTAGTAGCTACAGTTGAGCCATAACCTACTAAATCTAATACTATAATAGCATCTCCTCTGTTTTGGATATTTGTTATTAAAGTATTTAATTGAGCAGCATGGGTAGCATTGTTATAAATTAAACCAGGAGCAGTAATTACATTAAATTGATAATCATCTTTATTTGCTAATAAATTAAATGTATCAGTATAATTAGCACCTACTAAACCTTGAGTATTAGTATTATTAATATTTTCGTAGAAGTTTTGGCTACTAACTACTATATCACCTGTAGCGCCACCAAATGTACCACTAGCAGCTACTGGAATAGAAGCAGTATATAAATTACTTGCTGGGTTTCCTAAGTTATTAAGATAATCAGGAGTTTTAAGACCTACTGTTTTTACTCTCACATAACGAGAAGCATTTGGATAAGATCCAGTTACTTGAAGATAAGGAGTAGCAGTACCACTACCTACTAATGTAAAGGTTTGATCACCTATTACTTTAGAGATATAATTTGAAGCTTTAGGATCTAAAGATAAGTTAGTCCAAGTTTCAAGTACTGATTTTAAATTTGGAGTATCATTACCCTGACGGATTACTAATGAAAATACACCTCTTGAAGTATCAGGATTTTGAATTTCCCATCTTAAGTTATCAGCTGAACCACTAGCTAAAGCACCTGAAGTTTCAGTTGAAATACTGTTCATGATAATACCAGGGCTAAGTGTTTCTAATATGAAAGCACTACCACTAGCAACTATACCAGCTGAACTACCAGATACAAAAGATGAAGTTGCAGGTGTAAATGAACCTGAAGCTACACGAGTTACTAATAATGTAGCTCCACCATTTTGAAAATAATTGTAAGCTGATATTGAGGTTAAAAATGTATAGCTATCGGACCCGCTAGTAAAAGAACTACCAAAAGCTGCTTGGTATTCTGTCCAACTAGTAACTAGTGTAGGAATACCTACTCTACCTTTAACAGTTGGACCTATAAGGGCAGCTCCAGCTTGAACTGGACCTGCAGTGACCTGTGATTGGTCATTTTCTCTTGCTAATACGCCTGGGGAAATTAATGTTTCTGCCATTTTATATTGTTATTTTTTATGATAAATATGTTAAGCCTTTTCAAAAGATTAGGCATTAGGTAAGAACTCATTGGTTTCTAAAGAAATAGTCCCACTACCATATTTGTTTTCTAATTCTTTAGCTAAACTTATTTCTTTTTCTTGCAATTGTTGTAGTTGTAGTTTAAATTGTTCTTTTTTTAATTGAAATGTCATAATTTGCATTTCTGCATTTCCTACATTTGCTATAAGTTCTTGATAATTATTACGTAATTCTTTTAATTGTGTAACTTCTTCAGGGGTTAAAACTTGTTTTTCCATAATTTTATTATAAATATTAAATTTTTTATATAGTATATGGGAGATCCGAAGAAAAAGTTCCTGATGGTGCTGATATAATAGAATCTAAGTCTCCAGCTATTTCTGAAGTAAATACAATATGATTTTTATCACTATATTTTTTAATAGATGATAATTGTTTTTGAATATTATCAGGAACAATATACCCGTATAGTTTAAGGGTAAATGTAGTTTTAACTGCTCGTTCATTTGTTGACACTACTTCAACAGCATGAGAAAATGAATCAATACTAGCTTTAAATTTAAAACGTTCAGGATTTCCCCAATATGAATCTGAGGCATAATTTATAGATTCTACAATTTTATTCATTTGTTCTATATAATATGTAGAAATAACAAAATCATAAGTTACAGTTACATAATCTGGTACTACAACAGCATAGTATTGTTTAACAGGACGAGTATTATTTAATATATTAAATTTATCGTAAGTATTTGTTTTACTATAGGGTTTAGATAAAACATAATAATTATTAGGAATATTAGAATCTAATTTATTAGCTATTGTTTTATTTTTTTCAATACCATTACGTTTAAAAGTTATTAAAGGCATCATAACTTTACCTTCAGCATCTTTTAAAAATCCATCTTTTTGAAGCTGTTTCCATCGTTCAGCAGACCCATATACAATAGGAACTTTTTGAATTACCCCATTTTGTACAATACTAGGTTTTATAATATTTTCAATATAGTAAATAATAGCTTCATCTATATCTTGAATACCTAAAGTAAAAGGTTTTACTGTGTCATCTCTAAATGAAATTTGATTACTACGACTTTTGGGATCTATAAAAGCATCATTAGGATTTCCTTCATAAGCAAAACCAGGAGCACCAGATGGTGGAATATATGGTTGTTGTTGAGAAATACTAATTTCTCTTTGAGTAGGAGGGGTTGGTTTTTTACCTTGATCAGCCATTATAATAATCTTTCTCTAGTTATGCCTACTTTATCAGCAGGAACATAATGTGTTTTACAAATTAAAGATACATTGTAGCCAAATTGATCTAAACCAGGATTTAATGGATTTATTTCATTTGGAAAATCAGGATTTTTACCTACAAAATATTGGTTAACATTTATATTATCTACTTCATAATATCTTTCTTGGTACAAAATAATATCTCCAATTTCAATATCTAAATTAGCATCTGTTAAATCATCTCTTAAAAATTTAAAATCAACAGGCCAAGTAAAATCTACACCTATATCAGTTTCATCAAAGTTTTGATCTCCTCTTTCTACTAAACAGTTAACTAAAACAGGACCCATATAATATTTTTCACCTGCGGCTTCACCATAGATATTAACTTTAGTTTTTGATAATTCAAATTTATAAACAGCGCATTGTTGAGTAATAATATCTCCTAACAATTCACGGTTTAATTTTCTAAATAAACTTATATCACGTGCTGAACCAAAAAGTGCCATATTATCCTATATAAATTACGTATGGAACCTGTTGTAATTCTTTTATTCGACTATCTGTTTCTAAAGATCGTCTTTCTAATAATTTTTCTCTAGAAGTTTCTTCTAAATAGGCTCTTAATCTTTCAATTAAAGCTTGTTTTTCAGTAGTTGCAGCTGATATTAAGTCTGATTGATTTAAAGTTAAATCAGCACCCGGAATAGGAATTGATGAATACTTACCTCTAACATACCCTAACATTTCTTTACATAAAGCTAAAGCATATTCAAATATCCATTGACGTCCTATAGAATTTATTTGTGAATAAACTGGGTTATTATAAGGTACGTTTGAAACATTAGTAACTATAGACCCACCTGGAGTAAAACTAGCGCTTAATCTAGAAGATTTAGTTGAATATTGAAAAAATAAACTTCCAGTAATTTGAGGAATAGGAAATATTCTTAATTTATTATTTATAAGTTCAAATGAATAATTAGATTTTCTAATTTGGTCATTTAATTCGATTGCTTGTATTTTTTGAATGTCATAATTCAAAGGCATTAACGTAAAGTTAATAGCAGGTGAATAGTTACCCCAACCAAAAGTATCTAAAAAATTCATCATACCAGTACCAGTACCAGCATAAGGGTCAAAATATTTTACAATCGCAGGAGGAGCTTGATAAAATATTCTTTTAATTTCAATATCTTTATCTGCTATACTATTACTAATTGCCCATTGATTTAAATCGTAATCTTGAACATTTACTTCTAAAGTAATAGATCCTGATTTCCAATCATAATTCCCACCTGTTCCAGCTTCAGCTCCATATTGATCACTTAAACGAATAATATTAGCAAAGTTAGGAGTAATTAAAGTGTTATTAAATGCTGATCCTGTAGATGCTCCTTCTAAAGATAAATAATCTTGACGAATTTTATAGGCATAGATTTCATTACCATAAGTGGTAATTGCTTCTTCAAAAGCAGTATAAAAGTTTAAATCTTGTAATTCTACTTCAACTAAAGGATACCCTAAACGTCTAGCACAAAAAGTTGTTACTTTATCGGCATCTACTTGAAATTGATAGTCATTGTCATAAAATCCAAATGGTGTATTACCTGGAAAGAATGAGCTAGACCCCGGATATATTGGAATATTAGCCATTTAGTTTTTGTTATAAATATGGTGGGGTTATATTATCTACAACCTGCTTGTGTTTGTACTTGACCAAAAGCATCAGTAGAAATAACATTACCATCTGCTACTTTATAATAATTTCCAGCACTATTAAATGGAGTATTTCCGGCTGAATCTGTATAAACATAATCACCTACTTGAGGATATGCATTAGCCCCATTATGATAATATGTTGTATCTGTACTTAATGGACATGCTGATGGTTCGTCAGGATCTCCAGTAGCTGACATTAAAAAAGATGTTAAAGCTACAGCATTTTGATTATACCCATACCATTCATTCATAGAATAAGGGGCTGAATTATTTGGGTATTGAGCACTAGCAGTATTTATTGTAGCATAATAACCTAAAGAAGCACTTGCTAAAGTTATTTGTCCTGATGAACTTAATTCTGATCTAATATTAGATAATGATATTTGTCCTGAAGAAGGTAAAGTCATTATTTTAGTTTAGATTTGAGTTCATCAATTTGCTGTTGTTGTTCTTTTATAGCTTCAATTAATAAAGCTACAATTTTTTCATATTTAACAGCTTTAGTTCCAGATTCTCGAGTTGTAACAATTTCAGGAAGTACTTTTTCAATTTCTTGAGCTATTACACCTATATCTTTACCTTTATTACCATGTATTTTTCCTACAGGATTTGTATCTTCAATCCAATCAAAAGTATTACCTGATATTTGTTTTACTTTATCAATAGCATTTTCAATTGGTTTAATATTTGTTTTCCAATTTATATCAGAAGTAGAAAAGGCTACTATATCGTTAGATGCATCTATACGACCATCAGTACCATTTGGAGCTATACCTACCCCTAAAGAGCCTGAAGCTAATTTAGCATCACCATTATTATCTAAATAATATAAAATAGCTCCTGTAGATTTTTGGATTTCAAGTATATTGTTAGTTTGAGTACCATTTCCTTTTACAAGTAATTGTATTTCATCTGTTTTACCTTGTATTTCAACTAAACCTGCGGGTGCGGATGTAATTAAACTTGTACCACCACCAAAACCTGCTCTTGCATTACTATAATCAACAACCATTACAGCTTGACCAGGAACACTAAATCCTGCTCTACCATAAGTTGGACTTCCAAAAGTACCAAAATAAATAGAACCTGCATTTGTATAAAAATCTAATTGAGCAGTACTTAATATTTTTAAATTTGTACCATCATATTCTAAATTAGCAGCATCATCTACAGTATCTCCCGTTGATGGGTAATAAGCTAATTTTGCAGAAGTTCCAGTATTAACAGTACCACCTGGGGCATATGAAGCTGAGGTAGCATTTGAAGCATATGAAGCACTTGTAACACTACCACCATAGAATGAAGCTGTTTGAGCAGTTACTACATATGAAGCTGTTGAAGCAGTTCCTAAAAGCGAACCTGTAAATGAACTAGCAGAAACATCTGATTTAAAATAAGCAGAACCACTAGCAGTAATTTTAGCTACTACTTCAGTACCTCCCGAATTTTGCCATTCAGTAACACTACCTGTACCTGGTTGACCTCCTGCTGCTCTAATCATTAAATTGACCCCAGTTGTATCTGGGTTTTTAATTAGCATAGAGTAATTATTAGGATATGCAGGTTGGGAACCTCCATATGGGTAGGTATATATATTTACATTAGATACAGTGCCAGCAGCACTATAGATACCAAAACATACTTGTAAAGCATTACCTCCTTCTAAAAATAATGCTCCTCCATATCCTTGTATAATACGAGAAGTACCACCAATAGCATTAAATTCTAACTTAGGAGAATAATAATCTGCTGGGGCTTTTAATGCTATGCCTATGCCTGTACCTGTAGCTTGATTTATAGTTAAAGAACCAGTGTTTACAGTTACATTACCATTATCTGCTACAGCAAATGTGTTTATATTACTACTATTTTCAAGATAAAGAGTGTTTGTAGCTG